GCTGACGGCATTGCCGATATTTTTTGATCAGCCATTATGAAATCTCCAATATAATTTTGTTAGATGTTTCTTGTAAAACATACCCTGAATTTTCCATCAGTATATAAAAAGTTGTTACAGGTGATGCACCATATAAATCTACTACACCATTATCACCAACGTCTTCACCTGGTGTTGAGCCAACTACATTAGCGGCGCTTGTATGTAAAGCAAAACCGTCAGTAGTATTAGCTAAGTTGGCTACGCCATCGTAACCTACATATGGCATTAAGCTATTCCTGCTTGTATAAGTTTAAGTGTTACGACTCCTGTACCTGAGCTGATTACAACTTTTACGCCAGTAATAGGAAATGCATAGTTACCATCTTGGTTAGTTGTTTCTGTTGCAACTGTTGGATGTGGAAACCATGTTGAAAAACCTACTGCTGGATCGTCAAATGTGTGTTGTACAGTGTATGTAGGTGAGCCTGAATCTACAGTCACACAGAATCCAATATTGCATGGATTTGTATTTGTATTAATTACAATAGCGTCACTTGAGCCTGTATTTGTTCTTGTTACTTGTTGTACTTTCATACGAATCCTTTAATTAAAAATGGAAGGGGAGTTTCCTCCCCGACCAATTAGTTACATACTTTACCACCGCGTTTTTTATCAACAAAATGCGACATTCCTTCTTGTACTTCTTTAGAAGAAATGACTTTGTCAATATCAGCATCGGTTAGACCTGATGGATATTTTTTTTCAGCAGATTTAGCAGTGCCTTTTACTGGTTTATCAATCATGGTTTTTTTACCTGCTTTTTCAGCTTTCATGACTGATTCATACTCAGTATCACTTACTTGACCTCCGCCTGCTTTTTGATAAGGAGAGTATTTATCTAAAAGCTTAGCTTTGGCTTCTTTCATCGCTGTTGCATTTTCTGATTTAAACGCACCTTGTAACTTTTTTTCAGCTACAGTTCCTCCTTTTTTGAAGGTACCTGATAATTTGCTGATTGATACAGGGCTTGAAGGCTTTTTTGCACCTTGAGGCATACTAACGGCTTTGCCTTCATCATTTACACTACCACCGTTAGCATACGCTTTTTTTGATGAGCCACCCTTTTTAAAGCCACCTGCGTTACCAAGAGCTACACCACCAGTTTTGTAACCACCTGCATTACCTTTGATTACGCCACCAGTTTTATAACCGCCTGCATTGCCTAACTTTACATCGCCTGTTTTAGCAGGTGATTTGTCAGTTTTTTCTGCTGAATGCATTTTGGTGTTGCGGTATTCACCGCCTTGGTTTTCAGTGTTGATGATTCCGCCATTAGCGTAGCATTTACCACCTTTTTTAAGACCTTTGTGAGCGACTGAAGCTTTTTTACCTTCATGAGCTTTTAATTCGCTTTCAACTTTCTTAATGTCAGCTTTTTCTGCTTTGTGCTCAGCTTTAGATTCGCCACCTTCTTTCATCATAGGGCGAGTTGCTGGAGCTTTAGCCATCATTGCTTTACGACGTGAAGCAAGTGAAGGACGTGCTGGAACGCGTGCTACAGGAGCCGCTGTTCTGCCTGCGATAACTGGAGTAGCACCTGTAAGTGCACCCATAATTCCGCCATCCATCATTTTTTGCATTGGTTTGTGACCTGAACCTGCGTCACCTTTCATTTTTTTATGAGCACTACCACCTTTTTTGAGTTTGAGCTCAACGGTTGGTTCTGTGGTCATCATTTTTACCATCGGTTTAAATTGACCCATTATATTCTCCTTAAGTTAATTAAGCTGTGCGTGTAAACGCATAAGCAGTTGGAGAAGAGAACATGATGGTTAATCTTGCTAAACCAGTAGCACCTGAAGCAATAGTTACGTCACCAAAAGATGTTGCGCTATCTACAGCTGCTGTTGATTTAACAGCGTTTGTATTGACTGCAATAGTTACAGTGCTTGCACCTGCGGTATTGTCAATATATAAATCTAAAACAGTACCTTGAGTAGCGTTGATAGCATTACCTAAAGCTGTACCTGTTGGTAATGTAATTGTTGTAGGAGCCGCTGATGTAGAAGTAATGTAACCACTTGCTACTTGAGCCGCTGTTGCTGTCGCTGTTGCATTAATAGCATTGTCAGTAGTAACTTGATGTCCACTGATAAAGCCATTTTGTGATGCTACAGGACCATTAAATGTTGTTCTTGCCATGTTAATTTTCCTTCATACAAAGTAAATGACTCGTTAGTCGTGTATGCGTCTGCTAGGTCAGTCTAACGAGTCGGAAACCCTAGTTGTTTACTACTTTTTACTACTAACTATTACACACCAGGTGTGCCGTACATAGCACGCCAGTCTGTGAAGCCTACATCGTAACGCTCTGTTGCTTTGTAACGCATTGAGTCTGTTTCGAAGTCGCCTTCCATAGTTTTTTCTAACTTACGTCTCATGAGAAGCTTCATGCCTTCAGGAGCATCAGTTTGAACCCACCATGCTGTAGCTGATGTTAAACGTGAAAGAACAGCAGCACCTTCATCGAGTAAGCCAATTGATTTAATTGGGTTTACATCGTTGTCAGCAGTGCCAGATCTTAGAACAGATTTAAGCAATACTTCAGCTTGGAAAATGTTACCTGGTGCCACAACTAATTGACGTGGAACCAAACGAATCTTCTTACCGTTGTTGTCAACAGCTTGACGGATTTGAATTAACATTTGTTCAAGTGATGTTTGTGATAAGTTAGCTGCAGTTGCTAAAAGATTGCTTGCAGTACCGTTTACGATAGGATGTGAAGCAGAGTTCAATTGAACACCGTCACCGCCTGGGTAAGCGCCGTTGAAAGCTACGTTTAACACGTTTGCAGATAATGTTTCTTTTGTTTCAATCAATGATTGTGCTAAGTGTCTAGCATAAACTTGACCGATTCTGATGTGATCACCGTCTTCAACTAAAACTTTCGTTAAAGCAAACGCTAAACCGTATACTTTGTATACATAGCGTTTTAAGAAGAGCACGCCACCTTGTTGGTACGTTACTGGTGTACCGTCAGGTAGTTGTGGTGCCGCACCGAAACCATAAAGAACTGGTTCTTCGTGGTAATTTCTTGGTATACCTTCTTGTTCACGGAAAACGCGTGACCATTCATCGGTACGTTGATCATAGACGCCGTCGAAGCATTCGTTAAGGATAGGCTCAACGATACTGCGGAAGTCCGTACTACGCATTGGAGCTGCCATGTTCTATTCCTTCCTTAATTAAATGCCAGGTACAACAGCAGCGATTTGACGTCGTGCTACTTGTACTCGAACGATTGTATAATTATCACCCCAGTCATTGCCTGGATAAGGAGCAATGTCCAATACTTGAACTTGTCCTTGTACACCTGTCGCTAAAACTGTAGCGTTAAGTGTAGCTTGTGATAAACCTGTTACGTTTGAACCTGCCGCAAAGTTTGAGAGGTTAGCATCTAAACCAATAGCTGTTTGAGCTACTGAACCATCTGCTTGAATCTCATAAACGATGTTAGGATCATTGTAAAAATAAGCCACGCATGAACCTGTTTGGTAGCTAGTATTAGCTGGCCAATAGTTTGATACGCGACGACGGCCTGTAGTATCTGTCCATTCTACGCCTGCGAATGCACCTGAGACTGCGTCTCCTGTAGCGTTCACTGGTTCAATAACGCCAGAGCCTGCTACGTATAGCACAGCTTGGCCTTTTAGAATGTCAGAGCTATAGCCAGTTGGGATTCCGCCTGCTAACGCCTGTGCGCGATCCAAACCAGAAGGATGGAACGCAGGACGTAAACCGAACGGAGCGCTTGTTGCTGACATATTTGTCTCCTAAAAATTTATAAATGTTGCTCTAGTTAAAACTAGGTGCAACAGTCGGTTTGTCGATACTGTCCATACCGTCACCTTCAATTTGACCGAGTGGCTTACCATTGCTGTCTCGTCCGCCAAGTTGCTGTTCCGCTTGAACTTTGATTTTATTCGCTTCTTCAAACGGTGCATCGTGGTGGAAATGCGTCATAATGTCGATATACACATCTTGTGGTATCTTAAAAAGAAGCATTTCATTGCAAGCAATATAACCATCATATTGACCTGCTTTAACTCGATAATTTTCAAACCCTGGAATTTCCTCTGCTTTGACAGGGGTGTAACCTAGTCTGATACGTTTATCGATGCTGTCATAACTGTTATTTGATGACAACCAGCATAAGTGCCAACCCTTCATTTCAGGGACGTTTGGCAGTGCGCTTTGTGTCCACTCGTCTTTCCACATCTTACGACGCTCTTCAGCCGATACGAACGTATCCTCAGGTGCCTCACGAACTGAATCATGACTCGCGCGATTTTCGCGTCCACCAGCAGATAATGATTTTTTTAAACGTGAATCCATAATATTATTCTCCTATAGTTAGTTATTTGTTTCTTGCTTCGGAAGCATAACGGCGAATCATCTTCGCGCGTTTATCGGGATCATCCCACATACCTGCATCTTTCATGGCTCTGACTTGGTCAGGAGTTAAGGTAAATGTATTTTTACCTCCACTACTCGACGCGCTTTCCCTTCCTGAGCTAGTAACAACCGTTCTAGGTCTCCTAGTAGATGGATTTACGCTAGTTTCTACTGCACCACTATAACGGTGCGGTAAATATTTTGCAAGTCTATTATCGAGTTCTTCCCAATATTCTTGTGTTTTTGGGTTCCAACCCTCTTCAGCCATAGCATTATCAATAGTTAACGCTATTTTTGAGTCAGGATCGCGACCATTAGGGTCATACCAAGGGTTATCAGACATCCAATCATTCACATATCTTGTTAAAATAGGATCTGGAGCTTGAATTGTCTGTTGTTGGGGTTGTTGAACAGATTGTCTCTTTAAATTTTCTAAAGATTCGTACTGTTTCTTCGCGTCATACCACATTTCTTGGGCTTGAGTGAGTAAATCACCGTTTCCAGTCTCTGTAGCTTCCTTAATTTTCTGTTTCGCGAATAAAATTTTACCTTCTTGGTCTTCAATCGCCTTATTAATGCGCGCAATCTCAGATCCTTGGGTTCTTTTCTCGACGACTGCTAATCTTTCTAGCAATTCTTGGTTTTGACGCTCTAACAGATGAAGTTTTGTGTCTTTTTCAGCGGCTACTTGCTTGTGATACTCCTTACGAGCCTTTCTTTTTGCTCGTTTAGCTTCACGAACAGCTTCTGCTTCTTCATTAATTGCACCGCCTTCAGCTAATTCTTTCTGTCTAGCTGCTTCGTCGGCTTCGTCACTGTCTTCATCAACAGGTTTTGCGTCTTGAACATCAGGTGATGGAATGCTATCAGGTAATTCTACAATTGCAGAACCGTCTACATCCTCTTTGATGTCAATAATTTCATCTTTGTCTTTATCTTCTATCATACAAATGCCCTCATTTCTAATGGATTAGATGTTAATTTAGCTACAACCTCATGGTCATTCATCAGCATGAACTGTACTACGTCGTCCTGACTGACTGGAACTTCCCATCGGTCTCCCGTCCAGCGTGGAACTCTGACATAATCGCCAACTTCCACCCATGAACCTTCTGGCCATGATTCCATTGTGTCGCGTTTTTTAAACGCTAATGGACCAATTGCTACTACTTTGCCAATAGGATTTTGTGCTTTTTCTGTATCCACTGTTTCTGCGGCCAAGATGATGCCTGAAGCGGTCATCTTTTTCTTTGGTAATCGCATTTGTACTAATACTCTTGCGCCTAACGGTACAGCACCAGGGTCTACAACAGGAAAAGCTTCCTGTAAATCAGCTGAATTACCAGCTTCTGGAGTGTTACTCATAGTTCTTTTTCTTCCTCTTCTTTTAAAAGATTATTAATAATATCTATCGCGGTTGATAAGCCTGCGTATTCTCCGACAAGGCGTTGATAGGAGTCAAAATTAGACGCGGTACCTTGCGCTAATGATTTCTCTATCGACACCTGACGCGCTTTTACAGCATCGATGATGTCGGATATATACCTCATGCATTACTCTTTTCGATAGCACTTGACTCGAAGTTACCATGGTCAGTATTAGCTTTAGCCATAGTAGCGCTTCCAGATTCTTGTAAAGACTCTCCATCAAGCCATGCACCATGATTAATACGTTTGTGCATATTGACTAATTCAGAGCTTTGATCTTTGTCTGTTGTTGCCATATTTATCTCCCTAAGTTACGTTGAGCTTCGTTTTGCAGTTTTAAAGCAGTCTGCTCCTGCTCTTTACGGAGTCGGAGTTCGTCAACAGTAATTTCTGCTGTCTTAATTCTTTCTGCCGTTAAGTTGTTTTCAGCGTTCATCGCAATCTTGACGTCTCTATCTTTGTCTTCTTGCATGATGTCCTTCTGTAATTTTTGTTGTGCAAGTTGTAAATCACCTTGATCGCGAGCAGTTCTACGTTGTGTCTCAGCAAGAGACGCTTGTAGAATAGCTTGATCAGCAGGATCAACTTGTGGTTTAGGTGCAAACTGAGCCATCACTTGACCTAATTGCATGAGAGCAGGTGTGACTTGTGCAAACACTTCTTTTGTATCTAGTTTTACGTGATCAGACGCAACCGCCATAATCTTATCGATCTCTTTAGCAAACTTGCTTTCTTCATATTTCTCAAGTTTAAGAGACGGATCAGCTGTGACGTAACCTTGCATTTGATTGGTGTACCAAAGCATCATGTGTTGCTTGATATGCTCTAATACTTGTGGAATAAATTTTGGAGCAATCAAATTGCTTGAACCCATGTTAGGATCAAGTGCAAAATTCAAGTGTGATTGAATATGTGCAAGATGATCTTGGCGTGGATATGCGAATGCAGGTTTACCGAGAGCCATAGCCGCATTTTCATGTGCGGAGTCTTGCTCTACAGGTTTAGGTGCATTTGGCATTAACTCATTCACACCAGGTACTTTCATTTGTTTCAATACACGTTGCAATACAGCATTTTGATCAAACGCCATAGGGAACTGTGTCATCAATTGAAGCACCGCTTGGTTTTGCGCCATACGTTGTGTTTCAGAGAAGATGTGCGGATCAGATACAGGAATCACATCTGAGTTACGCTTAAAGTCTTCTCGTGTGATAGGAAGCTCGGCAACTACGTCACCTTTCTTCATATCGTCAATGTACCAACGATTGATTCGACCTAGGACTTGTAATACACGTCTTTGTGAATCATGTAGTCTTGCGTGAATTGCAGAGAATACTTTTGCACCTTGCTCAATTAAAGCTTGTGTAGTTCCTACAGGTGCGTTGGCATTCACATCTTTAATTTTTTCTTCGGATGTAGAGACAACACCTTTAGCCGCGTCGTTTAAGAATCCAAGTAATTGGAATAGTACGGGTGATGGTTGATTAAATGGCATAGGCATTGCAATCTTGCGCACGTCGTCAACACCAGGTGCTCCTTCTATTTCTGTAACTTGCGTGACTTCAACTTGTTGAGATTGTCCGCTAATTTTTGCACCTTTGAGCTTAAGCATAGTAGCGCTGTTGTTAATATGCGCAGTATCCAGTAAAGCACGTAGGGCACCAGTAAGAGCAGCGCTGAGACCACCAATAAGGTGAGGTAAGCCAATAGCATAAGCACCTCTCCAAGGTATGAACTTAAATTCAATGATCCAATCCAGTTTAGTAAATGTTTCATCGCCTTCCTCCCAGTTTCTGTATAGACCTAAGATTTGATT